AAGGGCGAATATCCGGTGATGAGTCTTGTGGAACGGTTGGAGATGTTGCGCGCGATCCGTTGGGTTGACGATGTGCTCATCAATAAGGGCAATGAGGATTGCAAAGTGTTGATTGATGAGGTGAAGCCGGATTTGCTGGTGGTCGGTTCCGATTGGTTGGGCAAAGACTATTTGAAGCAGACGGGGTTGACGCGCGAGTATTTGGAACGGCGCAATATCGCTTTAGTCTTTTTGCCGTATACGGTGGGGATTAGCACCACACAACTCAAGGCACGCCTAAAATAGCCTTATGATTACAAACGGGTATGCAACTTTGCAGCAGGTGAAAGACGCTCTGCGGATCACTGATGCCGTTGATGACAGCCTGATTGAAATGAGCATTGAGGCGGCTTCGCGCGAGATTGATTCTTACTGCCAGCGCGTGTTTTATCCGACTACGGCAACGCGCACTTACCGTTGTGACAGCAACTTTTTGCTCGAGATTGACGACCTTATTTCTTTGACCACGCTAAAGACAACGGCTCAGACGGCGTGGGATACGACTTGGGGCGCGGCTGACTATCAGCTCGAACCGACGAATGGCATTGTGGGCGGACTTACTCAGCCGTACACTCGTGTGCGGGCTATTGGCAATTTCACTTTTCCCATCATGCCTAATGTGACTGTGCAGATTGCTGGCGTGTTTGGGTGGTCGGCGGTGCCGGTTGATGTGCGCCTCGCTTGTGTCATTCTTTCTCAGCGTTTGTTTAAGCGTTTTGATAGCCCAACGGGCGTTTTGGGCATGGGAGATTTGGGAGTCATCCGCATTAGCCGAATCGACTCAGACATTCAGGCGTTGCTTGCGCCGTATCAAAAGGTGAGCGTAGCTTGAGCATCGCACTTATCCGCAAGGGGCTTGGCGATAACCTGGGCACTATTCGGGGGCTTCGAGTTGCGGAAACAATACCCGATCAGGTCAATCCACCTGTGGCGGTTATTTCGTTGCAAACGGTTGAATATGACGGCGCATTGCGTGGTGGCCTGACAACTTATAGCTTCATGGTGACTGTGGTTGTGGGGCGCATCTCTGAGCGCACTGCACAGCGCACACTTGACGCATACATTTCGCCTGGCACTGGTTCTATCAAGACGGCGATTGAGTCTGAACGCTCGTTGGGCGGTTCTGCGTTTGATTGTCGTGTCGAGGGCATGAGCAATGTTGGCAGTGTCACAATAGGGGATATAACTTATTTGGCGGCAGATTTGACTGTCACCGTTTACGGAAACTAGGAGAAAAACAAAATGAGTAAACAGGTTTTCACTAACGCTGTAATCACCGTCAACGGCGTAGACTTCTCGTCGAGCATCGCCGCCGTAACCATTGAGCAGTCGGCTGACGAAATCGAAACGACTGCGTTTGGTGCGACTGGTTGGCGCACGCGCACCGTTGGCCTGAAAGATGGTTCGGTCACGCTTGACTGGCACCAAGATTTCAGCTCGTCAGTTGACGCTACTCTCTCGAACGCGTGGGGTGCTGTCGGCACTGTTACGGTCATGCCGAACGGGACAGCCATTAGTGCCTCGAACCCTCGCTGGACTTGCCCTGTGGTTCTCAGCGGTTATTCGCCTGTTGCCGGTTCGGTTGGTGACCTGCTCACCTTCTCAACCACATGGGCTGCCGCTGGTGCGTTTGCACGCGCAACCGCGTAACACTATAAGATAGGGGCATGAACCCTATTGATCTTGAAATCATCTTCAGCGATGGTACTGCCAAAACGGTTAGTGCCATCGCTGTTGATTTGATGCGCTTCGAAGCTCACTTTGACATGAGCATTGCAGGCTTGGCTACGCCTAAGCTGACGCACCTTTTCTTTCTGGCGTATTCGGTTGAGAAGCGCACGAAGGTAACCGAGCTGGAGTTTGAGCCGTGGGTGGAAACCATCCAGCTTGTCAAAGAAGGCAACAGTTCAAAAAAATAGAACCTCTCGGGGCGTGGAGTTTGCATTGGACACTTGCACAGCTCTCACATGAGTTCAAGATTTCGCCACGAGAGTTGATGGAACTTGAGCCTCGAATGCTCTGGACTATGCAACGGTATCTTGTCGCGGTGTCGCGCACTCGGGAACAGGGCGCTCAGTAGACTTGAGCCATGACGGTTCAGATGCGTGCTGAGGTGAACGCGCAAGATTTGGCGGCGGTGGCGAAGATTTTGCGCCGTGTCGATAAAGAGCTGTTGAACGATTTGGGGCGTTCAATGCGCACGGGTATTGGTGGTACTGCCCGGAAAATTGCTGAGTCGGCTAACAGTAACGGTGCACCACTTTCGGGCATGACGAACCACAGGGGCGCAACACAGTGGGGAAATGTCAAGGCAACCATTTCCACCCGACCTGGTAGGCAGCGTTCCGGTTGGGGCGATCTGGTGACCATCAATGTTGATGCCGGGCGTAATGCTCGCGGTATGTACATTTCAGAGTTTGCCGGTTCAAAAAATCCTAACGGTTCGCCTACTGATGCGCGTGGCCCGTGGTTTGTGGGGATGCTGAATATTCGTGTTCCCGGTTGGCAAAAGGGTGGGCGTTATGTTTACAAAGCCTTCATGCCGTTTAAGGATTCCATTTACAAGTTGGCTGAGTCACTTACTGAGAAGTGGCTTGACCGTGTGAACCAAGAATTGAGGTGATGGCGTGCCATTACGGATCCCTATTGTTTCTAAGTTTGACAGCACTGGTGTTAGAGATGCTTCAAATAGTCTTGACCGGCTGAGCGGGTTTGCTAAGGGTGTTGGGGGCGTGCTTGCTGGCGCGTTTGCTGCGGCGAGCGCCGGGGCGGTTGTGTTTGCAGCATCGTCTTTGAGGGCGGCTGACGAGTCTTGGAAGGTTAGCAAGGGGCTTGAGCAGGCGGCAATTAACGCTGGCGTGTTTGGTTCAGGTGCAGCCGATATTGCTAAGGCAACGGGCGCGCTTGAGGATCATGCAACGAAGCTTGCCGAGTTGACTGGTATTGATGACGAGGTTTTGTTGTCGATGGAGAAAACTTGGCTGGCTGTTCCTCAGTTGGCTCAGTTGGGTACTGATGGCATTGCGAATCTTGCGACGGTTGCGGCGGATGTGGCTGCCGGTACGGGGCGCGATATTGGGAGTATCGGCTCGGCTTTTGTAAAGATTGCTGGCGATGCCGAGACTGCCATGTCGAAACTTGTTCGTCAGGGTGTGGTGTTCAGTGATGAGCAGAAGGCCACCTATCAGGCGATGCTTGACACTAATGATGAGATTGGCGCGCAACAGTATCTCATTGACACGCTTGGTACTAAATATTCGGGCATGGCTGAGGCGATGGCTTCACCGTTTGACCGGCTGAAAGTTATTTTTGAGAATCTGCAAGAGACTGTTGGTACGGCAATGTTGCCAGCGGTTGAGAAGCTTGTGCCGGTGTTGGCAACTTTTGTGGAGACGCTCACAGCATCTTCAGCGTTTGCCAGTTTCATTGACGCTTTGACGATGGCGTTTGACACGCTCATTGATGTGATTGTGCCGTTGCTTGATCCGTTCATGGATTTGATTATGGTTTTGTTGCCACCGTTGCTTGACATTATTACGATGCTTGCACCGCTTGTTGGTGACCTTGTTAAGGCGTTTATTCCGTTGCTCGAGGGCATCCTGCCACCGCTGGTGAGCCTTATCGAAACCTTGTTGCCGCCACTCATGGATTTGCTGATGGCTATTTTCATTCCGCTTGTGCCAATTCTGGTGCGACTTGTTGAGGCGTTTGCGCCGTTGATTGAACAGATGTTGCCACCGCTGCTGAACATCATCACTGCGCTTGTGCCGATTGTGTTTGCACTCATCGATGCTTTCTTGCCGATTATTGAGGAAATCGGCCCTCAGCTCATGGAAGTTTTTATTGCAATCATTGAGCCTTTGTCTGAAATGCTTGTTTCGTTGTTGCCGTTGGCTGTGCCACTCATCAAAGGCTTTGGAGACATTTTGAAGTGGTTCATGGACACCATGCTCAAACCGTTTATTGACGGCATTTCTAAGGCTGTCAGTTGGTTGGCTGAGCTGTTCGGGTTTGACGGGCGCAGCCTGAATGTGAATGGCAACATGAACTTTGCGACAGGTGCAGGCGTGCCGGGCGTGAAGCTGGCAACGGGTGGCATTGTGATGCCTCGACCTGGCGGAACGCTCGCAACGATTGGTGAGGGCGGTCAGGCTGAGGCGGTTATCCCGTTGAATAAACTTGGCGCGATGATGGGCGGAAAGGGTGGCGGCGCTGTTTACAACATCAACATTTCAACTTTGAAGGCTGACGCGTCTGTTGGTGAAATCATTGTGAACGCCATTAAGCGGTATGAGCGCACTTCGGGTGCAGTGTTTGTGGGCGCATAATGTCTGTTGCAACCACTGTTGAGGTTTCGTTTCTTCTTACCACCGGTGACGCGCCATATTTTCGTGTTGGTGACCCGCTGCGAGGCGTGGTGGGTGGCGCAACCTATCGTGTGGCTGGCCCGATTTGGATTGACATTACCGAGTCGGCTGTTTCTGTGTCAATTAAGCGTGGGCGCAACCGTGAGCTTGATAGGTTTTCTGCCGGTCAACTATCTGTGATGTTGAACAATGAAACGCGTTTGTTTGATCCGTTGAACACGGCAAGCCCTTATGACGGCAACATTATCCCTCGGCGCGCTATCCGCATCATTACGGGTGGCATCGTGCAGTTTACGGGCGTTATTGAGGATTGGGATTTTGAGTATTCAACTACGGGTGAGTCCAAAGCGTCTGTGAAAGCGGCTGACGCTTTCACCTTGTTTGCTCAACAGTCTGTGACTGCTGGGACTGCGACGATTCAAACGACAGGTGCGCGTGTTGACGCGGTTTTGTCTCAGCCTTCAGTGGCATGGCCTGTGGCGGATCGCAACATTGAGACGGGCGCACAAACGCTTGGGGCGGATGTTTTCGAAGGCGGCGTGCTTGATTATCTGATTCAGGTTGAAGCGTCAGAGCAGGGTCAGTTGTTTATTGGCAAAAACGGTTTTGTCAACTTCATCAACGGGAACAAGACTATTGACTCGACTGGAGTTGTTGCATCGTTTTCGGATGATGGCACCGGTATTCCTTACTCGGCAACATCAGTGAACTATGGGACTGACTTGCTTTACAACCAGGTGGAGTCAACTTCGCCTGCTGGCACTGCTGTGGCAAACAACATTGTGTCTCAAGACAAGTATGGGATTGTCGCAACGAGCGTTGAAACTTTGTTGAACACTTTTACTGCCACAGAAAACTTGGCTCAATATTGGGTGAACAAGTATGCGGAACCCGAGTACCGTTTCGATTCGATTGTGGTTGTGCTTGACGGGTTGACGGGTGAGCAGTCTGTCGATGTTCTCTCCATTGAGCTTGGCGATATTATCAACATTACTTTCACGCCTAATCAGATTGGCTCGGCCATTTTTCGTTATGGTCAGATTATTTCTATCAACCATGATGTGAAGCCGGGCAGTCATCAGATCACTTTTGGTGTTGCTTCGTTGCAGTATTCGTTCCTAGTTTTGGATGATGTCGGTTTTGGTATTCTTAATGTGAACGCGCTTGGATTCTAAGGAGTAAATGATGGCAGGCTTGGGCAACAAAATATGGGCAACTGATGACATTTTGACGGCTGTTGATTTGAACGGCTATTTGGCAGATCAGGTGACAATGGTTTTCGCTTCTGTGGCGGCTCGTACCGCCGGTATTGCTTCGCCTTCTGAAGGCATGGTTACTTATCTTTCGGACAGCAATTCTTTGTGGCATTATTCCGGAACTGGTTGGGTGAACATTCCGACTGCTGCTGTTGGTACTGCCAGCGATTCTTTGAAGATTGACGGGTCGACTGTTTTTATTCAGGCTGGAACTCCAACTGCTTTGGCCACTAATGATTTGTGGTTTTGGTAAGTCATGCCCACACAAAGCGTTGCATCTAACAACAATTCCTCATTCACCGGGACTATTGGCAATTTTGTTTATCAAGATTCTGTGGGGATGCCTACGGCGAGAACGGATCGTGACGGCAACGCACCTATCCGGGTGACGAGCGTTTATGCCGGTTATTCTTCGATTGCCGCTTATTGGCGCATTGTTTACCGTGGCGTTGAGACGGGTGGCCCGTACCTGTTTAGTGCTTCGGGTTCCACTTTTCAGATTCGCCAGTATGTCAATGCTTCGGGCAATATGTTTTTTGGGCGCAACACTGGTGTGTCTGGCACTGTTTACGACAATGCTGACGGGCAACCGTATTCGGCTGGTGCGCTTGCTTATTCGCTTGACTATCAAACGGTTGCCACTGCACCTGCAACGGCCACGGCGGCTGTTTCGGGCCGTTCGGTCACGGTTACGCGTGGCACTTCGTCTGATGCTGGTGGTGGCACGATTTCGTCGTATCGGGTGCAATATCGCACTTCTACAAACAATTCGAGTTGGGGCGCGTGGGGTAACGAGCAAACTTTTTCTGGTACGACTTCGACCTATTCGAGTTTGACGGCGGCACTCTATTACCAGTTCCGGGTTTACGCGGTGAATGAGGTTGGTAACTCTGCCGCAACTTCTACTGCGTCAGTTTTTGTGTCGGGTGGCGGGAAGCGTTGGAACGGTTCAGCATGGGTGGCCACGGCTACGGCAAAACGGTGGAACGGTTCGGCATGGGTGGATTTGACTATTGCAAAACGGTGGAGTGGCAGTGCTTGGGTTGACCTGTCTTAAGTAGACTGAACACGATTTAAGGAGAACTGATGGCTGGCTTGGGTAGGAAAGTGTTTTCACCTGGTGAGGTGTTGACCGCGACGAATGTACAGAATTACCTGATGGATCAGGCGGTGCAAGTGTATGCGGATAGTGCTGCGCGAGGTTCTGCTATTGGGTCGGCTACAACTGAGGGCATGGTTTCTTGGTTGTCTGATGTTAATGAGTTGCAGGTTGCAACTGGGACAGCAACTTGGGTTGATGTGTACCCGCCTGTTGTTACCCGTAGCCTTTTGCCTGCTGGCAGTATTTTGCAGGTTGTTCAAGACACGAAGCTTGATTCGTTTTCAACAAGCTCAGCTTCTTACACAAATGTGACCGGCTTGTCTGTCACGATCACGCCTACTAGTTCTTCAAATCAGGTGCTGATTTTGTGTCAGTTTCAGTCTGCAACCATTAACGAAGAAAGTTGGTATCGGCTTTCTGGTGGCAACTCGGCAACCTATATTGGTGCTACTGCTGGCAGTCGGGAACGCGCTGCAACCCAATTCGGTCAGACGGCGGGTGGCGGTAGGCCAGCAAATAACAGTCTTATTTTTCTTGATGCACCGGCAACAACTTCTGCAACAACTTACACGCTACAAACAAAAACGAGTGGTACGGGCGTTTCTTATGTTGGCAGAAGCGCAACGGATACTGACAACGCTAACTTTGGAAGATTCCCGGCAAGCATTATTGCGATTGAGGTCAAAGCCTGATGGATATTTCTTGGATTCTTGCAAAAAATTATGTTGGCTCTGAGTGGTCCCTGAATGGTGATAATTATTCGGGTTTGGTTTGGCTAAGCAATTCACCAAAACCAACTGAGGCTGAGCTGTCGGCTCAGTGGGCTGATGTTGAGTTTCAGCGCGAGTATGACGCGGTGACTGTTGCGCGTCAGGCTGGTTATCAGCAAATGTCTGACCCAATTTTTATGCAATATCAGCGCGGTGAGGCAACTGAGAAGGAATGGCTTGCCGCCGTTGAAGCTGTGAAAGATGCTAACCCGTACCCTGTGCGAGCGTCGTGATGGCTGATGTAACTCTGCAAGATATTCTTATTGCTATAGCCCGGTTCGAGACGAAGCAAGATGCCATGATGCAAAAACTTGAGGACTTGTCTCGCACGAGTGACCAGCATTGGAAGCGGATCAACGAGATTGAAACAAAGCTTGCGTTGCTTGAGCAACGGCAACCGCCACGAGTGCATCCGACAGTGTGGGTTGTTGCGGTCATTGCGGTGTTGGGTTTTGTTGCAACTTTTGTCAATTACATCACCACCTAGAAAAGAGTAATCATGCAGCATCCTGTGAGCGCAAGCCTTTACGATTCGAGTGACCCTTTTGGCAGTATGGCTGGGAGAAGTTATGGACACACCGGTTCAGACTATTTTTCTAGTTACGGTGAAGTTTATAGCGTCGACGATGCCACAGTTATCGCAACGGGCTGGAACTCGGGCAACGGAAACTATGTGAGCTGTTACCTGCCCAACCGGGATTGGGATGGCTATCCAGGCGGAATCTACATTGCCTATATTCACCTTTCTTCGGTCAATGTTTCGGTTGGTCAGACTTTGAAGCAAGGCCAAAAATTGGGCGTAGCTGGGAACACCGGTTCGAACAGTCGCGGGCCTCACTTGCACATCACAATGGGTTGCAACACTGATGTGCCACACCTCGGGATTGGTAACCCGTTGTTTGATCCGTTCGCGTATATTCAGGCACGCTTGGGCGCACCAAAGCCACCTGTTCCTGTTCCTTCGCCTAAGCCTGAACCGCCAGCACCACCTGTTGGCCCTCCGACACCTCAGAAGCTTTCTAAGGCTGAGCAGAAGGCGGCGATTGAGAAGCTGAAGCAGTATGTGAAGATTGCCAAGCAGAAGTTGGCTCGGGAACGCGCACGCGGTGTGCGGGCTGATGTTCGCAAGATTGCGAAGTATCGTGAACAGATTGCGCGCAATGAAACGCGCATCAAGAACATCCGCCGTGATGGTTACTAATAGAAAAAGGAGAAACAAAATGAGTTGGTTGAAGTCTGTTTTTACTGAGCCGGTTCGCGCATGGATTTACCGTGTGCTGATTGCTGTGGGTGCTGTTGTTGGCGCGTATGGCCTGCTCGAGGCTAACGAGGTTGCGACCTGGTTGGGACTTGCAGCTGTGGTGTTGAACATCATGCCTGCTGGTAACACTTCGGTTAAGAAGTAGGCGCGCGTGGAGAAAGAACAGGTTGGCAAGTACAGTGTGCCAGTTGATCCGATGGACTTTGTGCAGTGCGAGAGCTGTCAATAGTTCGCTAAACTGATTATGCGCAATCCCCTTCCCTTGCGTGTTGCCCCGGCTGAGTCTTTGATTCGCCGGGGCATCTTTTTGCCTGAAAAGTTTTTTGCGGAAATAGTTGACACGCGTATTACAAACCGTGTTAGGGTTGTATTACGGCAACAAGGCCGGTTCTTGGAAGGGAACACAATGGAACAGCAATGGGAAAATGACGACGAGGTTGTGACAACCTTTCGCACTATCAAGATGAGCCAGCAAGAAAACTATGATGCCGGTTTTGCAGCCGGTGTTGCATGGGCTGAATCGCAGGCAAAGGCTGGTGCATGATGGGTGGCTGGTCAGAGGTTCACGCACGCCTCACTGAGTTGAATGAGGCTGAGGCGCACCTAAATGAGTTGGGTTGGAAGTCTCTTGAGGCGTTGCCACACCGTGAGATGTGGCAGTCGGCGTTTGAGGATTTGAACCGTTTTTTTAGCCCGTTGGAGATTCGTGAAATGATGATTGAGGTGGGGAACTGATGGATCAGTATGGTTTGAAGGCGCATAACCGTCGTGTGGCTAATCCGCGCACTGTGGCGCACACACCGGCTTATTATCGGGTGCGTTCGTTTGCTCGAGGTTTGACTGTGCTGGTGGTGAACCTGTTTTGGGTGGCCGTGTTTCTTGGGCTTGTTGGTGGCGTGTGGTTTGCTGCCGGTTCGCTTGGTGAGTGGTTGACGGCGGTGACCAAATGACCAGCCGTGTGCGCTCTGTGCGCCTGCCTGACAGCCTTTGGGAACAGTTGCAGGTGCTTGCGTCGGCGCGTGGCGTTAGCGTGTCTACGGTCATTTTGATGGCGTTGAGTGAGTTTGAGAAAGGGGAAGCAAAATGGGAAAAGCGTTGAGGCGTAAGACTTTCATAAGGTCACCGCGCGTGTTTTGGTGGGGGCTGGCCTGCTGGTCGGTCATTGGTGTGCTGTTTGCCCTCGTGGTTGCCGGGTTTGGGTACATTGTTTGGTGGTTGGCACAATGAGTGCGGAACTTGAGGCACGCATTTTTGAATTAGAGCTGGCACTTGACGGTGCGCGGCTTGACCTTGAAATGGCTTACCGGAAGCAGGCGCAAGATGAGCAGACTCGTGAGCGTCACGCGTTGCAGGTCATTGCGGATATTGCCGGATCGGTTGCGAACGGTAATGACACACCTACCCTTGAGACTGTGCGTGTGGCGTTTGGTGAGTGGGTGCGCCGTCAGTCGTGGAATAAGGGGCAACAGGTGGCTTTGATGTCTGCTGAGGATGCTTTGGATGACATTATTGCGGGGCGTATTGTGCCGGGGCGGGTTACCGTGGCGGAAGCAATCGCAATGAAGGAACGGGGTGAGCTGTGAAGCGCACACCTGAACAGTTGAAGGCGCACCGGGATTATGAGCGCGCGCGTTATCGGGCTATGAGCCTAGAACAGCGACGGGCTGTGAACGGCAAGAAGTTGCGGGCGAAAGCTGAACGGCTTGACGCAACGAAGTTTGAGGCGTGGCAGATTGCTGTGGCTTTGAAAGTGGAGGGGAAGAAATGACCGAGTTCAACGAGTGGCGTGAACGGATCAACGCGGCACACATCCCGGCACCGCGCACCTATCAAGAGGCGTATGAGGCGTTTATTTTGAGGTTTGCGGAAATCCCGGCAACGGATAAGGCTTCGGGGTTTCATGCTGGCTGGTTGGCGGCGTGTGATGCGTTGGCGAATCGTTTGGTTGAGTGGCTTGATGAACCGGCTGGCGATGATGTGGCGGCGTTTCTTGAGTTTGTGGCTGAGCTTCGCAAGGGCGATTTGTCGTGACAAACGGCAACGCCACCTATCAAGAGCGCAACAGCGTTGAAACGAATGTGGGCGAAGAACGCTTTTTGGCTTATTGCGAAAGTAAAGGGGTGACCGTTCACCGGCTTGGGTTTGATGAGAAGCGGGGGAAGGTTGCCCGGTTCTTTTCGTTGCCTGACGCGGTGCGGTTGTTGCCAGATTTTGTGGTGGAGAACGACAACAAAATTGTTTTGGTTGAGGTGAAGGGATCGGCGAACTTCAAGCGGCGCGATTATGACCGCATTGATTGGCTGGTGTCACAGTTCACTAACGCTGAAACAATGTTGGTTTTTGCTTTTGCGTTGCCTGATGGCATTGAGTGGTTGACACCGGGTGAGGTGAAAGAGTTGTTTGAGGCTTCGACACATGAGGGTGTTTGGCCTGATGGTGTGAAGTATCGAACACTCAATTTTGGGGGTTTGTCGTGAGCGTGGCTACTTGCCCACCGGATCACAAGCACCGTTCAGGCTGTTATCAAAAGCACAAGTGCAAGTGTGATAAGTGCCACGCGTGGGTGAACGAACTGCACCGTGTTTGGGCTGCCAAGAAGCGCGCTGAGGCTCGAGCAAATCCTGTTGAATACAGTTTCACTGACGAGCAATTACAGATTGCATTGAGGGCTTTGGGCAATGACTAGGAATCGGGCATCAGCAAAGAAAGCAGGCGCATTGTTTGAGCGAGTTGTGGCAGATTATCTTGCCGCCGAGTTAGATGATGACCGTATCGAGCGCCGGGTGCGAAACGGCAACAAAGACAGGGGTGACATTTCTGGTGTGCGCTCGCCTGTCTGTGGCCGGGTGGTTATCGAGGCAAAGGATTATGGCGGTGTCTACCATGTGGGCGAGTGGTTGCGTGAGGCTGAGGTTGAGCGTGGCAACGATGATGCTGCTGTTGGGGTTGTGGTGGCCAAGCGGCGTGGCAAGTCTGACCCGGCTGAGGCTGTTGTCTTTATGACTTTGGAGGCGTTTGCGCGTCTTGTCGGTAGTACGGAATAGGTTGATTGAGGAAGGGAAACAAAATGGATTGTCGAAAAATGTTTTCTGAGTGGCACAAAGCTCAGGTTGCTGAGAATGCGAACCCGTACCCGACAGGGGTTCAGGGGTTCCAGGGTGGCGTTGAGGCTGAGCGGGCGCGCATCATTGCGGTGTTGCAGGATCATGTTTGCCCGGCGTGTGAGCGCGGCGAGAAGTTGCATACCGCTTGTGATGGGTTGCTGGAAACCATTGAGCTGATTGAGGTGGAAAGCGAATGAGCGAAAAAAGCGAACACATCATCCGCCGTGAGCATTATGTTGCAGGGCGTGAAGATGAGCGCGAACGCATCATTGCGCTGTTGGGAAAGAGCCTCATTGATTGTGAGTCCGACCGCGGGCTGTGTTTTGAAATGGACTGGCTTGGACACGAGGCAGTTACGATTGCCAGCCTTGTCGCGCTCATAAAGGGGGGAAACGAATGACCTTCGCTGACCAATACGCAAACCACGCATACGCTGACCTAATCCGTGAGGCAGAGACTCAAGGGAGAGAGTCATTGATTGCGCCAGGTCGGTTTGTTGCGCGGTCATCGGATCGTGACTTGTGGCTCGAGGCGCGCAAACAGGGTGTGACGGCAACAGCAGTTGCTAAGGCTGCGTCTGGCCCGGCAGGTTTTCGTGACCAGTTGGAGTTGCGCCGGAACCCGGTTGATGTTGAGGTCAACGCGTTTATGGCGTGGGGCAGTTTCATGGAACCGTCTATTGCGTTGTGGGTGAAAGAGCAGACGGGCATCATGCCGAATGAGTGGTTGATTGCACATGATGACGCACGCTTTTTGGCTACGCCTGACGGGTTGAGCCTTGACCACACTTTGATTGCTGAGATAAAGACGATGGGAACGGATCGTGAGAAACCGCCGCTTGACCATGTGAGGCAGATGCAGTGGCAGATGTTTTGTGTGGGCGAGCAATGCACGCGCGCTTTCTATGCATGGCAGTTGCGGGTGGATGTTCCGAGCGGGTTTGCGCCGGGCTGGATTGAACCGCGCTCTGTTTGGGTTGAGCGTGATGACAAAATGATTGCCGATTTGGTCAAGGTGGCTGAACGGCTTATTGAGGAAGGGAACAGCATTGGCTAATTTCAATTTGGACTCGTACGAGACTGTGGAACAAAGGCACGCGCGTGCGCTCGAGGCGTACCCGGATTTACGGTGCGTGATTGTCAACCACACAACTGAGAATGACCGGGCGCAGGCTATGTGGGTTGTTGAGGCTCGCGTGTATATGAACGCTGAGGATCAAGCGGCGGATTTGCCGAAGGCTACTGAGTGGGCGTTTGAGGTTGATGGCGTTGGTATGTCACAAAAGCAAGCTGCGCTGGAAACAGCCTGCACCTCGGCTCTCGGCCGCGCACTTCGTTGGGCGTTTGCTGGCTCTAAAGGCCCGAGCCGGGAAGAGATGGAAAAGGTTGCACGCGTGCCTAAGCCTGTTGCGCCACCGGCTGACCTTGACACAAAGTTGGCACAGATTCCCGACACTATCGAGTTGCAAAAGTTTTATGAGTCGGGGCTTGCGCTTGGTTGGATGAATGACCAGGTGCGGGCGTTGTTTACGGCGCGTAAGTCTGAGTTGAAGGGTGCGTGATGTGGTGAGCGTGTCACCGGAGATGATTCGGGATCAGATAACGGGCTACCTGTTGGAGTTGCGGAAGGCACCTGACGCTCATTATCAGGCGGAATTGAAGAAGGAACGGGCGCAGCTGGATTTTCAGAAGGCGTTTGATGTTGCGTTTTTGATGTGTGAGGGCAACATTGAGGAACGGAAGGCTACGGCGCGACAGTCGGCGGCGGATGCTCAACAGGCGTTGGGTGTTGCTGAGGCTGAGTTCAACCGGATCAAGTTGAAGACGCGCCAGCTTGAGCAGTCTGTGATGGCTTCGCAAAGTTTGTTGAGGTCAATTCAGGCTGAGGGCGCGTGATACTCTGAGACGGTGAAGCCTAAGCCGTGGATGGATGATGCCAAGTGTGCCGAGGTGACACCAGACATTTTCTTTCCCGAGTTTGGGAACAACCATTCTCGGCAGGCTGTCAAGATTTGTGAGGGTTGCCCGGTGCGCCTGGTTTGTCTTGAGTATGCGTTGGTGAATGAGGAAGTGTGGGGCATTTGGGGTGGTTTGACCCCTAGCCAGCGGAAACGGTTGAGGAGGGGTCGGCGGTGAATGGTGAACCTGCTGAGGATATGGGCGATTGGGTTGTGTTTGTGAAGCCGTTGCCTGTGGCTGATGTGCCGCGCGCTAGCGGTTGGTTTTCGGGAAAGGAATGAGCGTGGATATTTCGGGTGCGGGTTGGCGGGTTTTTTCTGGTTCGTGTCTTGACCGTTTGCGCGAGTTGCCTGATGAGTCGGTTGATGCGGTTGTTACTGATCCGCCGTATGGGTTGAGTAATACTGACCCGGCTCATGTGTCTGATGCGTTGGTGCGTTGGGTTTCGGGTGAGCGCGATTTCATCCCGGATGGTAAAGGTTTTATGGGCAAGGCGTGGGATGCGTTTGTGCCGCCACCTGCGGTGTGGGATGAGTGTTT